TCACCACGGACGACCCCGAGATCGTTGCGTATCTTCGCGGGTACGCTAGAGCTAAAGGTCTATGGATGTCAGACTATACGTATGGAGATAGGTGCCGTACTGTATCGCTGGCGGCTACCATGGCCGGTGGCTACAATCCAGTAAGAGCGGCTATGCAGCGTGTGGGTTTGTCCCTTGGTCAAAAGTTCATACCTAAATCCTTTCTTACGGCATCGCGTGAGGACCGGCTTCTACTATTGGCCGGCTTGGTCGATAGTGACGGGCATCTGTCGTGCGGTGGGTACGAGATAACTACCAAGCACTTGCGCTTGCGCGATGACATACTATTTTTGGCAAGGTCTTTAGGATTTGCTGCGTACTCTTCTGAGTCGTATAAAACGTCGCAGAACGGCAATGGCGGGTATTACCATCGCATTTTTATATCAGGCGACATCAGCACTGTCCCTGTTATTCTAGACCGTAAGCGGGCCTCTGCGCGTAAGCAGCGTAAGGATGTACTTTCTGTAGGATTGTCCGTAGAGAGCGTAGGGGTTGGTGAGTATTTCGGGTTCACTATAGATGGTGATCGTCGCTTTTTGTTAGGCGACTTTACTGTTACACACAATACTGAGATAGCTAAGACAACTACGTTATACCAGTTATACCTACTATCGTGTGTTAGTACCCCGCAGGCTTTGTACGGCCTTCCACAAAGTACATCTATTGTGTTCGCCATTATGGCGGCTAAGCCCCATGTAACCAAAAAGGTTATTTATATGCCGCTGCGTAAAGCGGTGGAGACGATACCCTATTTTCAAAAGCACCTACGGCCAGACCGGCTGGTAGAGTCAGAGATGATATTTCCGTCAAAAAACATTCGGGTAACTCCTGGTGGTTCTGACGCGGACACGATTCTCGGGGAGGCCATCATAGGTGGAATTATTGACGAAGTGAACTTCATGAATGTGGTTCTCAAGTCAAAGCGGGCGGAGGTGTCTACGGGCAGGGCAGGGGTGTACGATCAGGCGCAGTCAATACACAGTGCAATGACTCGACGCAAGAAGGGGCGTTTTGTTTATCGCGGCCCGCAGATAGGTGTGATATGCGTTTCTTCATCCACCCGGTATAAAGGCGATTTCACAGATAAGTTGAAGTTGCGGGCGATTCGTGACAAGGACCAGACTATCTATATCTACGATAAGAAGCAGTATGAAGTGAGGCCACAAGACGGCTACTGCGGGGAGAAGTTCAAGGTACTGGTCGGGAATGAGGTGTTGAACGACACCCGTATTTTGAAACCTGATGAGAAGGTGGCCGAAGGGGCGTTGGTTCTGGAAATTCCTATCGAGTACCTACCAGACTTTCGTACAGACATATTCGGTGCGCTCAGGGACGTATGCGGTATTTCCACCAGTTCCATCAGCCCGTTCTACCGTAGGCCGTTTAAGATTCAAGAGGCTATTGATCGTGGACGTGAGGCGGGGCTTGAATCCTTTTTGGAGAAGGATAACGTCGTCCTTGGTGTGGATGACATGCCCCGCGTGAAGATGGGGCATTACTGCCAAAACCCGTCCAGACCAAGGTATGTGCACATTGACTTGTCCGTTACCGGCGACTCAGCGGGGATCGGAATGGCTAGATATGATGGTATGGTGGACGTTGAACGGGCTAACGGCATCGTTGAAAAGCTACCAAAAGTGACCATTGAGCTTGCCTGTTCGATTAAACCGGACCCCAATAATGAAATCCAGTTCGCTGAAATTCGTGCGTGGATCAAGAGGCTCAAGGACGTGTACGGGTACCCTATAAAGGCGGTTACCTACGACGGTATCTTTTCAACTGAGTCCATTCAGGCATGGCGCAGGATGGGGATGAAGACTGGGCATCTATCGGTGGACCGTACGTCGATACCGTGCAAGCAATTTCGTGATGCCTTGTACGATGGTCGGGTTGACATGTATGAGCAGGAGGTGCTGCAGCGGGAGATGGAACTGCTTGAGTACAATGAGGTAACAGATAAGGTAGACCACTTACCCTCCGAGTCCAAAGATGTGCATGACGGGGTGGTCGGGGCGTACACCTCTTTGTTGCAGCGGCGCGCCTCGTGGCAAAGTGTGGCCATGGATGACCAATCTGATGAGGACAATAAGCGGGCCGAACTTGGAGATCGGTTTGACGGGGGGGATCGCAGGTAGGCTGGCGGAAGTAAACTATGGGTATGTTGTACGGGTTGCACGCAAGTGCATTTTTTATAAAAGGGGATAGGCATGGTCGATATGTTGTTTACGTTTTTGGTTGCGTACGTGGCGATGGGGATGGTGAAGGCAATGCTGGTACTGCCGAGCCTACCTTCGGTCTGCGCGGTCTACAGTCGGTACCATAAAAGGAAAAGGCACGCGCTTGTATGGTTTTTGGTTCTTTTGCCTACCACCATCGGGGCCACTATGGTTATGTGGCCCATCCTCGCCGCCACGGAAGGGTTGGCCTTTTTTACCATGTACCGGCGTTGGGGGGTGATGCGGGAGGTACTTTCCGGTATCCGGCATAATTGGCAGTAGGTGTAACAAGGGGGCGGTATGATCACCTACATTGTGGAGAAGGTCCAGGTAAACAGGGTAGTCACAGTGCTCTACCGTTCCCGGTACTATGAGAACGCAGACGATGTGTATTGTGACGCCAAGCGTGAGCGGTACCTGGAACTAAAGCTTTTGCGGTATGACAAGGATAACGGGCGGGTACTGTTGAAATTTTCCAACCGAAGTGTGCGGTCTAGCAAGAACTTGATAAAGGAATGTAGTGATGAATGAACTTGATGTGGAGTTCCGCGTGCTTGATAGCCGGCTGGAAGGGCTGGAGAACACGGGCATGGTGTATGCCTCGGACGGGGCGGCGGGGCTAGACTTGCGGGCTACCATAGTACAACCCGTTGTCCTTGCGCCAGGGGCTACCCTGTTGTTTGGTACGGGGATTGCAGTCAATATCAAAAACGAAAACTACGCTGCCATCCTACTACCGCGTTCCGGGCTCGGGCATAAGCATGGGGTTGTGCTTGGCAATCTGGTAGGGCTCATCGACTCAGATTACCAAGGGGAGGTCAAGGTTTCACTATGGAACCGTGGCGACCGCGCTTATGAGGTGCAGCCGCTTGAGCGTATTGCACAGATGGTGATTATCCCGGTGGTGCGCGCCGCCTTCCGTCGTGTGTCAGACTTTGCCCCAACTGAGCGCGGGGATAACGGGTTTGGGAGCAGCGGAAAGCTATGAAAACTGAGCGCCTAACCATGAAACGGCTCTATCACGTTTTGGATACACGAGTCGGTACTGAGTTTGCCATTCGGGATATTCTGCCGTTTCTGGATGGGCACTCTCAGCGCATAGTTGCTTCCGCTATACAGCGGTTCAAGGATAGAGGTTTGTTGAAGGTGGCACGGCTAGTGAAGAACAAGCAGTCCCGCTATGCTATCTTCGCTAAGACAGACCTCTTTTTTTTGGGTCTAGCACACGCTGCACGGCCATCACAGGCGGGGGAGCCTGTACAGGAAGACTTGTGGTCATACCGACCTCTTGAGGATGCCTTCCGGCGACTGGTGCGCCTGCCAAAAAGACTCAGAAAAGTTCGTGGTGTGGTGGCACAGGTACGACGTAACCGAAGGGTGTTAGCCCGTATACGCTAGCCGTTTCAAATGTGGTGCCACTGTATTTGCATTACTGCCCTTTCTCTATAGGGGGCGAAATTACTGCTGGTCGTGTACTGCAGTAGCTGTGTGGTTCACTGGTATACGCTGGTGTACGTTGGTGTACTGGGCTTTGTGCGTACTGCTACTGCGTTTGTGCTAGGGGTAGTGGTTGCCTTACCATATAGGCGCGCGTCTTTTACATATTCATAGGCGGGCGCTGTAGAGGGCATAATGGGGTCGCAATACTTTTATAACGCATTCCGCATAGGAGAACTGCACATGAGGGTATATGAATGCTGTATCAGCCATCGCCGAAATGATCGCACTGTTTTTGCTTTTCTTGATCGTGGACGGGTTTATCAAGGCCGGCACGGGGTTTAGCCTGATCGAATGGGTGTTGGGGTGATCTTCGACAAAGAGATGTGGCCGATCCTTGCGGATCGTGGTGGTGCACGGAAGTACGCTGGGGTGTCTAATTTGTGCGCAATCCAGCCTGTTAAAGCTCTGCGTAGCGCCGGGGCAGCCCCCATACAAATCCCCGCTGAAATATTCACATTCCTTGAGGTATTCCTGAAAGTACCTCCAGACCACGCTGATTGGGTAAGCTTTTATCTTGATGAGTTAGTCGGGGGAGGACCGTGGGTTTTTGGGATCAACATCAGGGAGGCGTGCGACTCCGGTGTGCCCCGCTACTATGATTTGTGGGCGTACCCCACCCGTCCACGCTGGGCATGTAAGAATTGCACTTGAGTTCACTTCATAGGAGAGGCACATGCGCCCTGCTATTCGCGTTTTCACCAGGGACAAACCCTGCACCAAGAAAGATATCTGGATCGCATTTCGGAGGCGTACTGGTTTCGCCATTCTGCAGGTTGACAAAGCCCATGCTGAGATAGGCGTCAACGTCCCGCGTGTCATGGAACGGGAGGGGAGGCTAGTACGCCTGACGGTCAATGCGGTAGACTTTTACAAGCTCACTCTGGAGGGGCAGGAATGGCTTCTGCGCGGTATGGCAAACTATATCCGCAACCACCCCTCTGAGGAGGCTACAATTCCCTTTAGACGGGCGATCCGGTAAGCGGCGCTCGCTCTGCCAAACCGGCTTAATACTTTAC